CTCCGCCGCATCACCTCCGAGCATCTCAGAGTGGGCGGTCTCCCGTCGCCCGGCAAGCATGGCATGTCGGACGTTGCAGTAGCTTACACTGAAAAGCTACTGTATTTCAAGGGTATGAAAATTAACATACCCCCTCATCAGGTAGACAATGTCTATACTGAGTCTATCTTTATTGACTCAATAAAGATAAGAAACATCTCTCCTTTTAGGAAGGGATGTGAAAGAGAAAACGAAGTTTCCTCGTACATTGGCAAATGCCGTGCATCTGCCAGTTCAATAAGGTACCTCAAAGAGGACCTTAAAGTCAAGGGTCGCAATGCGATCCAACGACTAAAATATCGGTTTGGTAATTACCTACCGAATAACAACCACAGAACGCTATCAGCGATCGTGGCTATGCCAACGCCACTTGGTGGCCTTGGTTTAACTGTTAACCTTGAAAGGTCAGCAGAGAATCTTCCGGCAATCTACCGGAAGGCCTATCGAGTAATACTCGAGGGCAACGACCGAAAGCATAGAATTCGGTCGATACTTACAGGTGCATGGAGTGCGCCTGGAAGTAGAGGCGTGGTAATCGATGATTTCCTACGCAACGCAACTGACCAGATACTGGATCAGTTCGATATCATTTCCTACCAGGAAATGAAAAACATTGTGGACCCAACGGGCACAATGACTGGAGCAGCACTTAGAAAGTGCGCCACATCTGCCGGTTACTATGATATAGATAACCTGCAGCAACTTATCGAGAAACCGTACACTGTACGGAAACTTCTCGAAAATGTTCCGCTGGACAAAACCCTCAGGGTCAGACCAGTGAAATACCGCATCAGAGATGCGTGGGACAAACTGGAAAAGGAACAAAGCGTCATTGACGCAGAGCCTCTCCCAGTGAACCAGATTGAATTAGCTATGCAGGCAGCAATGCAGCCTGCATACATCAATCTGTTACAGGAGACCACCATCGCCCTGGATGAAAGGGGCGACGCAGTGGACCTCATGGCCGACACTGTCGACTATGAAAAATGTATCTTCACTGAAGTTACATTAAAGGACTTCCTCCAAAGGGGAGGCCCTTCACTAGACGTTTCATTGAACCGTCAGTCCTCGTAGCCACCTTGTGACTACTACTGGTGTTGTCCAATAGGCCTATACCCCGAAGGGCCGGCCAATACCAGACCTCACCAACTGAGGAACATTGAG